TCAAACGAGCAAATAGCCAAGCGGTATATGAGTTTGATTTCGTCAGTAACCAATGGAAAGATTCGTTCGGGTAACTTGGACAAACGAGATATTGAAACATTAGCGGTTGCTATTGTAAACGATGACAATGTATTCCATATTGACGATGAGGCGATAGTTGATATTAACACCATTAAATCAAAGGTGAAAATCCACAAAGCCAAGTTCGGATTGGATGTATTGGTTATCGACTATTTACAATTGATTAAGGGAAACAAACAGAACAGAGAGCAAGAGATATCCGACATTAGCAGAAACCTCAAAGTATTAGCGAAAGAATTAGACATAACGGTTATTGCATTGGCTCAGTTATCACGGAAGTGCGAGGAACGCTCAGACAAACGTCCTATGCTATCCGACATTAGAGAGAGTGGAAGTATAGAACAAGATGCAGACGTTATCTTATTTCCATTCCGTCAAAACTACTACGATAGGCAATTACTCGATATTGAGGATAGTGAATTGATAGTTGCAAAGAACAGACACGGAGAGGTAGGAATGATTGAGACTGAATTTATACCATCACGAACATATTACAGAGAAAAATAAATTAAAAATATTTTTGAAAAAGTTTGCATATTCAAAAAAAGGTTGTAGATTTGAATCATGGAAACAATGAAAAAAACAATAGAAAGAACAAATGACACAAATGTATCAATGGCTAACGGATATATTGCACATAACAACATAGTCCATAAAATTCGTATTGTTAGATATAACATTAATGGTCAAGATATGGTAAGCATGATACCTGTATGTGGAACATCATATAAACGTGGTCAAGAGAGACTAATAAAAAATGAATCACATATTAATTGTGAAAAGTGTTTAAAAAGATTATCTAAACAGGGTGCTTAATTGCACCCTTTTAAATATTATAGTAATGAATAAAAAAGATAATCGAGGAGGCATTCGCATAAATGCAGGTGCTAAACCTAAATATAGTGAGCCTACTAAAACAATTGCATTTAGATGTCCAGTATCAAAAATAAATGAAATAAAGTTAGTTGTAAAAAATCAACTTGAAAAATGGGAGGTAAAAAATGAATTATCAAGTTAAACCAATAGATTACCAAGATTGCAAAGAGTGGTTTTTAAAAAAACACTATTTAAAAAGGTTGCCATCAATCACCTATTGTTTTGGTTTATATGACAATAATATTTTAATTGGGATATGTTCCTTTGGCAATGCAGTTCCTTTGACTATGAAACGAAGTGTATGCGGTGAAGAATACGAACATTTAGTATATGAGTTAAACAGATTGATTGTAAACGACAACCACGAGAAAAACATGACCAGTTATTTTGTGGCACAATGTTTAAGACAATTACCGAAACCTTTAATTATTGTTTCCTATGCCGATAAATCACAAGGTCATAACGGATATATTTATCAATCTACTAATTTTATTTATTTAGGTTTATCACATACACAAAAGGATTGGAAGATAAAAGGCGAAGAAGATAAACACTCACGCACTTTAATGGATGAATTTGCATTTACTCCTAATCGAATACAACTACTAAAAGAAAAATATGGAGATAGATTATATCAAGTAGAACGTGAACCAAAACATAGATACGTTTACTTCTTAGGAAGTAAAACACAAAGACAAAAATTCATCAAAGCATTAAGGCATCAATCACAACCATATCCAAAAGGTGACAATCAACGCTATGATGCTTCTTATCAACCAACAACACAAGCAAAACTATTTTAAAATGGAAAACCCTTATCAGAAAATCTATGACCTTGAAAAACAAAACAAGTCATTACAATCAAAAATGGAACGTATGCGTAAGATGTACGAAGACAAGTTGGCAGAACTCAGACACGAGATTCTTTACCCCAAAATCAAGTACACGAAAAAACTTGAAGATTGGGAGATTGTATTAGCGGAGATTTGCAAAGTGTACAACACAACCCCTGCAATGGTATTGAGCAACTCTCGTAAGATGGAATACACCGCACCTCGACATTTATTTTGCTACATCCTACGCTTTCACTACGGAATGAAAGTAGTTGCAATAGGTCGGATATTAATAAAAGACCATACAACAGTGTTACACGCTTGTAAAACAATCGAATACTATTTAGAATATGACAAAATCCTCCAACGAAACTACGCCACCCTCCTTGAGGTATTGGGATTTAACAATGACAAAGGGAATCTACACAACAATAATCATTCTGTACAACGAGTCCGAAGTGGAGTATTATGAGAAAAAATATAAAAAGTTAGGATACATTTGTAAAATTGAAAAAAAGTTTTAAATTTGTGAATCAAACGCAACGAGATTATACAATGGTTAACAACTGAGTCGTGGTTCTTAGAGGCGTGTTATAAGATAGCACCTAATAAGGACACGGCTGAGGAGTTGTATCAGTATGCTTTCCTTGCGATTTTAGAAAAACCTAATAAACAAATAGAGGAAATTTATGAGGGTGGTTATATACGCTTCTACGTTGTACGCTTGTTGTACAATGCAATCCACGGAAAGTGCAGTCCGTTCGCAAAACATCGCATACAAGAAAGCGATGAAGTGGAGGAGAGATTTTCAGATGAAGAATCCATACCTTACAAAGAGGCTCAGGAGATTAAGTACAACGCCATTGAGCGAACCTTGCCGCAGTTACATTGGTATGAACGTAAAATCTTCGAGATATGGATGGAAGGAAATTCGGCTCGTGCCATACATAGACAAACAAAAATCAGTATCAACGAAATACTCAGAGTAATAAAAAAAGTAAAACAACAAATAAGAGATGAATACAATTCTTGAAATTATAGGGGTGGCGTGTTTTGCGATTATCCTTGTGAACTTTGGCAAACCTGCTGACTATTTAAAGCGGTTTATCTACGGAAGTAATCCCTACCATTGGCAATCAATGAAACCACTTGATTGTGCGTTCTGTATGTCTTGGTGGATAGGGTTAACGTTCTTCCTATTTACTTATGGATGGGTTGGCATTTTATACGCCTCTATCTCCTCTGTAATTGTAGCACTATTAGATTCTAAAATATGAAAGAACAACTATTATTCATACGCTCATTAGCACCGAAGTACGATGACTTCAAGAGGTCACAAGTATTGAACCTAACACCCGAAGAACAAGCGAAACTAAACAACGCTTATAAAGAAATCTACGGACGTAATTTGCCGAGTTGCTCATCTTGTTTTGCCGATGCCTTTTTGTCGCTATTAATATTCTCCCAACAACGATTAGATGAAATCGAAAAAGAAGAGAAAGCCGCAGCGATTGAAAGCGAAATACAAACCGCATTCAACGAGATAGAGTTGGCACAATTAGCGGACGATGAGCAGAAACCAAGACGCAAAAGAAAATGAATAGTTTTGGTGGAACTTGGGACGACAAGAAATGTTTCAATAAGGAATTAGAATGGAACATACACTTAGACGATATGGGCTACGTTAACCTATTTAAATCAACTGCGGAATACATAATCCCTATGTGTCACCCTAAAGAGTTTGTTGACTTAGGCGGTGGTATGGGTGGATATTCTTTAGCAATGAGAGATAAAGGGGTAAGTGTGAGATACTATGACCAAAACAAATTTCACTACGAATACTACGTTGATAGAGTATTGAACACTATTGCGTATAATTGTGACTTTACCGAGGAGAAAATACAAGGTGACTTAGTAGCATCCATAGAAGTATTTGAACATATCCCCGACACCAAGTTAATACCATTTCTAAGTGACTTACAATGTAATTACTTCCATTTCAGTTCAACTCCTAACACAAGCGAACTCGATAAAGAATGGGGACACATCAATATCAAGAATCGCCACCAATGGATAGACCTATTTCAATTGTGCGGATTTAGATATGAGAGGGATTTAATGATGCCTACTCCGTGGGCTATGCTATTCAGTAAATGAAGAAACACATCAAAGTATATTTAGACTACTTCGGATATGACACCAATAGTTGGATTGGATGCGAAGTCTGCAATAAGACTTCAACGGACATTCACCACCTAACCGCAAGAAGTAGAGGAGGCAAAGACGTAATAGAAAACCTAATGGCTTTATGTAGAGATTGCCACCACGAAGTACACTTTGGAGTAAAGATAAAGAACGAGGATTTAAAACAGATACACGCAACTAAAATTCGTAATTAATTCGTAAATGGCAAAGCAAGTACCAGCAAGAAACGGAGGAACACTTACTCGACCCGATAAAGGTGAAGTAATGAATCCGCACGGAAGACCGAAGAAGTTAGTAACGCAATTAAAAGAGATAGGTTATCACAAATCACAAGTAGAAGACACCATAAATGCAATGCTTACGATGTCACGGAAAGAGTTGGAGAAAATAGATAAGAGCGAAGAGTATACAATCCTTGAACGAATCATCGCAGGTACACTATTAAAATCACACGATAAGAACTCACTATTCAATCTTGACCTACTTTTAAATCGCAGTCAAGGAAAACCAAAAGAAACAATCGACCAAAACATAACAGAGAAATCAATTAAAATAACACTTAATTTAAATGGAGAACAGTAAAACATTTGTAGGTACAGCGTGGGAAGACCAGTATGGAATCACCCTTTCGCTATCAATGAAGCAACTACAAGAGGCAATCGAGAACGGCAAAGCACAAGTTAACACTTACGGGGATGTAAGAATCCGAATCGGTAAATTGCGTGAACCTAACGCTAAGAGCAAGGCTACACACTATGTGAGGATTTATGAATACAAGAATGAGAGCGAGATTGGATTTTGATTTGCCCGAAGAACAGACAGAGTTTGACTTAGCGGTAAATGCCTCTAAGTTGCATTCGGTATTGTGGGAATTAGACCAATTCCTACGAGCAAAAGTAAAGTATGCTCAAGAGGAAGATAACGATATTGAGGTAGCAACCTATGACAAAGTACGGACGTGGTTACACAATGAACTAAGCGGACACAATTTAGACCTATACGAACTATGAAGAATAAAAAAGTACAAGAACTATTAGCACTAATTTTAGTGAATGTAATTGATGA